GACCCACAAGATGATTTAACAAATTCAACAGATGTCTTGACATGTCCAGAGTTTCCTGTTATAATGGGGGTATGGGCACGAGCTATAGCTGAACGTGGTGAAGATGGTGGAACACTATCAGACATGGCACAGATGCAATATCAACAAGCATTGTCAGATGCAATTCAACAAGATGTAGGCAGACACTCAGATGAGGTAATTTGGAATGGCGTCTAAACCAATACAACCTTTAGTATTAGATAATATTGGAATATACGGAGTAAATAAACAATCCTCTCCTTCTAGTTTATCACCACAATATTTAACAGCAGCTAACAATGTTATGTTAGATGAAAAAGGACGTGTTACTACTAGACAAGGAATTAAACAAATAACAGATAACATTGGCGAAACACAAGCTAACGCCACTCCTGCTACTAACACACTACAAATTAAATCATTAGGTGAATATAGAAGTGCGACAGGAGCTACTACTTTATTTGCTGGTGCTGGTGCTAATGTATATAAAGTAAATACAGCAAATACTCCTGACACTTTAGACATTCAAACTTTTGCAGGTGGCACAACTAAGACTGACGGTAACTGGCAATTTACAAATTTTAATAATCAATTTTATGGTGTACAAGCAAGTAATAAACCTATTAATTATAGTGGCTCTGCTTGGTTAGATTTAGAAGATGTAGCAAGTTATGCTGCTCCTTCTGGCGTTACTAATTTTACACCTTCTTGTATTCTTGGAGAGTTTGGAAGAATTTGGACAGGAAATATCGGTGAAACTAAAGATGTTGTTTATTATTCAGATTTACTTATTGGACATAAATTTCAAGGAGGTCATTCAGGTTCTCTTGATTTAAGAAATGTATGGGCAGGAGATGAAATAGTTTCAATTAATGGGTTCATGGGTAAGCTAGTTATTTTTGGTAAAAATAATATAGTTATATTTAATGGTCCTTGGTCTGTTGCTTATAATTCTGAAAGTTCAGACTTTGCATTAGATGAAGTTATTGAGGGTGTAGGTTGTGTAGCTAGAGATTCAGTTCAGTTAATTGGTGATGACATTGTATTCCTAAGTTCATCTGGTGTTCGCTCATTAAGTCGTACAATGGTACAAGATAAAATGCCATTACAGGATTTAAGTTTAGCTGTTAAAGACGAAATAAGAGGACACATTGTTACTGCTGATTTAACTAAAGTTAAAGCACAATACGACTTATCTACTGGTTCTTATTTATTATCTTTTGGTGATAGAAATATTGTTTATGTGTTTGATTTTAAAGCAATGACTCCTGATGGTGGTCCAAGAATAACAACTTGGAACTTTGATTCTAAAAGAAATCCTGGAGCTTTTCTATCAACAGACGATACTTTATATGTGGGACTAGGAGCTTTAGATTATGCAGGAAGAGTAGCTACTTATTCAGGTTTTTATGATTTAGAAAAAGAAGATGTTACTGCTAGTTATGGCAATCAATCAGCATGTACAACTGCTGGTCATGTATGGGAATCTAGCACAAGTAAATGTTATAAAGACATTAACAATACTTATCAATCAGATTTTAAAACTACATGGCTAGACTTTGAACAACCGGGAATATCTAAGTTTTTAAAAAGATTTTTAGGTACTTGGTCCGGTGGTAAAAATATGGATGTAACATTAAATTGGTACAGAGATTATAGTGTTTCTCCTGATTCTTCTAACTTTACTTTAGACCCTACAGCTGGAGGCACAGAATTTAAATATGAAGCTCCAAGTGCAAGCGGTACAACTTTGTATGGAAGTGCTAAGTATGCTCCTGCGTTTCATCCTAAAGAATATAAAGTTTCTTTATCAAGAGCAGCTAAGGTTTTAAGATTAGAAGTAATACAAACAGTAAAAGGTTTTAAAGCCTCTTTATTAAATATGAGTATTTGGGCAAAACAAGGGAAAATAAGATGAGTCAATATAATTTAGTAGTACAATGGTCAGGTAAAGATGCTTTAGCTGATAATAATCCGGATAAAGTAGTTAGTGGTGATGACTTTAATACAGAGTTTCTTGCGGTAAAAACTGCGATTAACTCTAAAGCAGATTTAACAGAAAACACACAAATAATTACTGCTGCGACAGCAAGTGCAGGAACTAATACTAATCAGGTAGCAACAACAGCTTTTGTTACAGCTGCTATGACAGCAGCTACAATTAATAATTTAGTTTATCCAGTAGGTTCTGTGTATGTTAATGCAGCAGTCAGCACAAACCCAGCAACACTTCTTGGTGTAGGCACTTGGGAAGCATATGGAGAAGGTAGAGTTCCAGTAGGTAAAGCATCAAGCGGTACATTTGATACGCTTGGTGCAACTGGTGGTTCTGAAACTCAAGCTCTGACGGAAGCTAATTTACCTGCACATAGTCACTCTATGGGTACACAAAACCAAACAAATATTTCAATACACGATAGACAAATAACTTTTTTAGACCCGTTTTGGAGTGGTTTTGGCGGTGGTAGTGCAAGAAGCACAGGCAATACAGGTGATGGAACAGCACACAATAACTTACAACCATATATAGTAGTCTATATGTGGAAACGCACAGCATAGGAGAATAAAATGTCAGCATGGATGCAATTAGGAGCAAGCGTATTAGGAGGAATATTCGCTAATAAGCAAGCAAAGAAAGCACAGCAAGCAGCCAATCAACAGGCTGACTGGGCATATGAACAAAGTAGACCACAAAACTACCAAGGTATGTTTGGAGGTTATAATACTGAAACAGGTGAATATCTTAATGAAGATATGCAAGCTATGATGCAACAGTATATGGACAGGCAACAAGCAATAGCTTCTCAGATAGGAGATTATAGTCCTCAAGAATATGCACAGCAAATGTATGACACAGACTTAGCACTGCTTAATCCTGAACTAGAACAACAAGCTTTAACAATGGAATCAAGACTAGCACAACAAGGCAGGCTTGGCTCAACAGGTGGAGCAGGTGCTTATGGCGGTTTAATGCAAGCACAAAACATGACTAGACTTGGACTCCGTAGACAATCTTATGATAAATCTCAACAACAGTTAGATGCTATGAGGCGTAGACAGAATGAAGATATGATGTCTGCTATTGGCATAGGTAACTTAGCTTCTGGCTATGGCGGTATGTCATTAAACTTTGCTAATCAAAGAGCACAGAATGCTTGGAACGCAGCTAACATGAGGTCAGGTGCAGCTCTTGGAAGAGCAGGAGCCACTGCTGGCATGATTGGTAGTGCTTTACAAGGGTTTAATAGTCAAGAAGGTATGAGCTTTGAAGGACTAGGTGGATTGTTTAGAACTCCTAAACCAGCTTTAAATCCTTCAGGTCTTTATCAATATAGACCAAATCAATATTCAGGATTATAATTATGGCACAACAAGGATTATTTGGAAACCAATATCAACAAGCAATTGTTGATGAACAGAACTTAAGAAGGCAATCAGCTCAGACTGGTGGACTTACTGGATGGGCAGCAATTACTAATGCCATGTCTGGTATAGGTAGTGAAATAGGATATCAAGGTGGACAAATGCTTGGAGGTCAAACGCCTGCTCAAATACAACAAGCTAATTTTCAAGCTGTTATAAACAGTGTTCCTGATTTTGACCCTATGAATCCTGAAAGCTTACAAAAAATGTCCTCAGCTATGTGGAAGGGTGGTTTTTATAATGAAGGAATGAACTTATTAAACACAAGTCAATCTATGCTTAAAGACAATGCTCTTATAGATTTATATGCAGCACAAGCAGAAGATGAAAGACGTGTTAAAGCTGGTCCTGATACTAGAACAAATAGTAAAAAACTGTATGATGAGCAGGTTGCTGAAGGAACTGTTACATCAACTTTTAAAGCTTGGCTTGATACTCAAGACTTAACTAATGATGAAAAACTATTTGAAGCTGCAGTAGCTGACGGTTCTTGGAATTTAGACCAAGGTGGTATTAAAGACTTTGTAGACAGAAATGTTAAAGAAGATGTAGTTGAAGAAAAAGAATGGAAATTTAGTGATGTTCCTTCTCAACTTAGAACTGACATTGAAACACAAGTTAAGAAAATTTGGGACTATGGACCTACAACTATAGGTGGAATAGATACAGACTATAAATGGCAAGATATGGTTACTCAAGTTTATTTTATTTCTAAAAACTTAGGAATAACTCCTTATGATTTATTAAATAATCCTATTACAGTTGATGGAACAGAAAGAAGAGTAACGGATACTGATATAATGAAAAATTGGAGAACAGTTTTTAACGTATCTTCTTCAATTGCAGGTACTGGCGACCCTGAAGGTGGTTTTGAAGAAGAATTAACAAAGTAATCTATGGCAGTAGCACAAAATCGTTTTGGAATAAAAGGAACTGTAGACCCAAGAAATACAAATGAAAATGTGTTTCCTGCAGGAGCAGAATCTTTTAATCGTTTTGGTATTAAAGATACTAGAAACGCTAATGAACAAATCTTCACTGTACAAGATACTTCACCTATGGAAGTAGAAGAACTTCCTATGGAAGAAGAACAAGCTACAGAACTTTCTTGGACTGCTCCTGTTATTCCTTTAAAAGAAGGTAAGCAAGGATTTGCTCCTATTGAACTAGCTGACCAAGGTGTCGTTGCAGATGAAAATGCTAAGTTTGATTATCAAGGTTATTTAAAAGCTGAAGATGAAAAGCTTTGGGCAAACTATACTAAGCTATATAAACAATTTAGAGAAGAAGAAAAAGATAAAGGTAAAGTAAAATCTTTAAACAGGTCTATGCAAAACCTCCTGTCTAAACAAGAAACTAACCTTGATACTTGGGCGTGTACTTTAAATAAACAATGCGGTGAAAACTCTGTTGACCTTTTAAATAACCTATCAGAAGAGTGGACTATTTCTGATTTAAGAAACAATAAAGTTCTTATAGCTTCCATACAAAAAACAAATGGAGCTATAGGTGCAGATGGTAAAGTAAAAACAAAAGACCAGTTACTTAGTGAGTGGGCAGCAGACCAACAATACTTAGAATATAACTTTGGTGCTAAAGCATTACAGGCTAGTAAGTATTGGCGTGGCATGACTGATGAGCAGAAAGACAATGCTGCTATACAATGGATTTCATTTCAAAAAGTAAAAGGCAGGCAAGAAGAAGGTGGACTTAACAACGCTGAGAGTTGGAAGAACATTGGACTTGCTATTGCTAGTGACCCTACTAACTATGTAGGTTTTGGTTTAGTTAAGAATATATTTAAAGCAGGTACTAGAGCTGCAGGTATAAAGATAGGACAGAAACCTGTTAAAGCAGGACTATCAAAATACTTACAGAATAGAGCTAAGACTAAAGGTGCTTTGATTGGTGCAGGTATTGGCTTTACTTTTGAAGGTGTTGATGAAGCTTCTGGACAGCAGATACTTAAACAAGCAGGTGTAAGAGATAGCTATGACTGGTCACAGATACTAGCAAGAAGCAGTATTGGTGCAGGTTTTGGTGCTACCCTTGGCTTTGGTTTGTCCGGTGGTGGTGAGTTACTTACAGATGTAGCTAACAGATACATTATAAGAAATCGTTTATCTAATCAAGAGTTTTTAGATGAGATAGCTACTACTGTTACAGATGAAAAGTCTTTAAGAAAGTGGTTAAAAAACATAGGATGGAATAAATCTGATGTACAAGCAGAAGTTAAAAAACTAAGAGAAGCTGAAGAAGCAGGATATGTAGTTCCTAGTACACCTAAAAATACAGAAGCAGATATTATAGGTAAACAATCAAAGACTAGGTTTCAAGTAGCTGATGAGATTACTTATGGAGCAAAAGAAGAAGCTGCACTAAGAGCGTTGGCTAATGAAAGAATTATACCTAACGCAGAAATTAAGAACTCTAGGCAGATAGATAGAAACGAACAAATAAGAAAAGCAAAAGAAGATGTAGAAGCACTTAACGAATATCAAAGAGTTGTAATGGTTCAAGCTAATGATGTAGCAGGACAGCAACCTTTTAGTAGATGGGGTTACAATGTATTTGATAAGCTAAGTAGAATGTTTAACGATAAAGTTACTCGTGCAGTATATGGCAATGATGCACTTTTAACTAACTCAGGTGCAAGAGGATTGGCTGATGCTTTACGTGGTGCTAATGTTACTATTGATATAAACGTAGCTAGGTTTAGTGACGACATTAATAACTTTATTAATAAAAACGCAAAAGAGTTAGGAGATATTAATAAGCTTATTGATAAGAATACCAGACCTTCTTCTATAAACAAAGCACAAAAAGATTTCTTAAAGCTAGTAAATGACAGGAAAGTTAGAGTATTAAATGATGCTTATAAAGCTAGGGTTATAACTAAAGAACAACTAGCTAAGTATAAAGCTGATGAGTCATACATACCTCGTGTATGGAACACAGCTAACTTAATGACTAAAGAAGGTTCGGAAGCTTTTTCTACATTTCTAAGCAACGCTTTAAAAAAGAAAGAACCCGGAATTAAAAAACTTATTGACAGCATTACAGGAAATAAAAAACTTTCTGATGAGGTAATTAATTCTAATGCTAGTCCTGAGTCAGTTAGAAACATGTTTCAGTTAAAGTCTATCGAAGGTACTGACATGAAACGCTCTACTCATTTAGAGAACGAAAGAAAGTTTAAGTTGCCTGAAAGATTAGAAAGAGAACTAGACCCGTTTATGGCTGACCCTGCTGACAGGTGGACTAAATTCTTTGCTGATACTATAAGAAGAAATGAGTATGCAAAAAGATTTGGCTCTAATGATGAAAAGTTTAGAAAGTTTATTAAAGACCTAAAAAATCAAAAGACAGAAAAAGCTAACAGACAAGCTAAGGATATAGAAGAGGTATACTATACACAAATTGGTGATGCTAGTAGGTCTGCTACTATTAGAGCAGCAATGGAAAACCCTAAAGTTGCTAGAGCAGTAGCTAAGATTAATGCTATACAAAACCATAAGCTAGGATTAGCTGCTATACCTAACGCTACTCAGTCTTTTGTTAACGGTACTGTGTTGTTAGGTAAGTCAGGAAGTATGTTAACTGCTCCATTCAGAGCTATCTCTGCTATTGCTAGAGCAATCATTAGAACCAAGAGGGACCAACAAGTTTTTTATAATGTAGGTGTACTAGGTGAAATGGACTTAGCTCGTATTGCTACAGAAAATGCTCCTAGTGCTAGGATTATTGATAAACAATTTAAAGGTCCTCTTAAATTTTTAAATGAACCTACTGAGTTTTTAAGAGGTACTGGGTTTATGAGTGTTGAGAGAATGAACAGAAGAGCTGCAGGTATGATGGGTTACGGTCATGTTAATTCTTTACATAATAAATTAATGAAGCTAGTATCAGAGGGCAGACGAAACTCAACTAAAGCAATTAAACTTGAGAGAGAATTAAAAGAACTAGGAGTAGGTAATCCGTTTAAAGCACAGCTATCTGAGCAAGACTTGGCTGTTAGTGGACACATGTTTAATAAGTTTGTAAACTTTTCAGGTGAGTCAGGAAACTTACCAGTTAACTGGAGCAAGCCTTGGTTTAAACTAATGACTAAGTTTAAATCGTTTATGTTTTATCAAGCAAGATTCTTAAAGCGTAACGTAGCAGATGAGTTGTTTATACATGGTAATGCTAAACCTTTAGCTTTGTATCTAGTAGCTGCAGGTTTTGCAGGAAATGCTGCTGAAATTACAAGAGCCTTAGCATCAGGTAAAGACATAGAAGAAAATAGAAATGCTTTAGAGCTATTGATTGCAGGCATAGGAAACGCAGGTGGTGCCGGTTTATGGTTTGATACAATGATTGATGTTAAAGAAAGAGGTTCAGGTGCTTTTGGAAATATCTTAGGTCCTACAGCTACTGATGTCTTTGATACATTCCAAGATGTAACCACAGGTGACTTAAATGGAATCATTAAGAGAATAACTCCTAACCTACCGGGTAAAGGAGCTTTGTTTGAAAACTCAGCCTTGCCTAAGTCATGGCGAGATATATAATAAGAGGAAAATAAAATGGCAGGAATGTTTAGTAATAACAACGGTGACTTTTCTTGGAACTCTGATACTATTTTTGATAAAATAGGCAATCAAGAAAAAAGAGAAGAGTATTTATCGGAGCTTAGTGGAACAGGTAATAATGAAAGAGAAATGTTAGAACAGTTACGCTCATTAAGTAAAAATGAGATGAAACAAATGCTTTACACATTGCCTGAAGAAACTAAAGATGAGTTTGTTAGAGATTATTACGGTTTAAACTAAATGTCTAACCCTATATACATAGCAGGACTGTTATCTCAATACCTGCCTGAGCGTGCCATAACTGGCGTTCTAGCCAACATTGCTGTTGAAACAGGGTATACCTATGACTACACTAAAAAGCAGGACAATGGACCCGGATATGGACTCTTCCAATTTGACTATCAAAAGCCATACTATTTTAAATACTTAGAGAAGGAAGGGTTAGATGACTCAGCTGAATCACAAGTTAAGTTTATGGCTGATGCTGTATATAATGATAACTATGATGCTAAAGGAAACTATACAGGAGCATTAGAGATAGGAGGAAAGGCTAGGAAAGCCATACGTAAATCTTTTGAGGATGGGTCTACTGCTGATATTACTAAGACTTTTTCTCAGCAATATGAGAAGCCTAGTAAGCCTAACATGAAAGAAAGGTTAAAATCAGCAGAAGAATTAGATAGGTTTAAAGGGTTGTTTACAAATCCTTTATCACTTCCATAAGTTTAACTAGGTTAACTAGCTGTAACTTACTCGCATTATTATCTCCACCCATTACACTTTTCTTAGGTAACTTAGGTAGGATTTCTTTTAGTTTATCTACAGGAAACACAAGGCTACATATTAACTCGTTGTTAATTGTTAGGTTGTGCACCCACATGTCAGCTTCGGTAGCTTCAATACCACTAGGCTTACCATAGCTTTGACTTTCAATACAGATGTTTCCAGTCTGT